TCAACTAATAGTTAATGTTTATTAATTTGATGTTTGACGATCATCATTTGTTCATTTACCACCGGCTGGCTCAGTCAGATATTGTAGCAGCTTAGGTTGCACTAGGAGCGCAGTCCGTAAATCTAAATCATATATCATCATGAATGTATTACGAGAACTTTCCCAAATGGGATTAAAGCAAGATGCTTTAAATAAAGTTAGCCTTTTACTAACTAGAATTATTTCGGGCGATTCTACTATCTTGGTAGCACCAATTGGCTCTCAAGTAAGCCCAGATAAAATCCTAAAAGGTTGGGATTCTATCTTTGAAGCAAATCTAACGAAAATGAATGCTGTATTGCTAGGTTTAGAGGCTAACAACCGTTCAAAGTATGGGCCTAGATCGATAGCAGTACCTTGGTCTGAACGAAAGGATAGTGTTATAGACTCTTTTAAGAGTGAAATGTCAGGTATCACACGAATCGCCTATAAACCTATTCCTTATAATAGGCTTATGCCTATTTCCGAAGCTAGCGCAAAGAAGTATATTAAGAGATCCACTAATGCTGGACTTCCTTACATGGTTAAGAAAGGTAAGGTGTTAGACTCTAACACAAACTTAGACCAGACAAATTTCTGGCCTGCGGTATTATTTACGAGAACTCAAGAGAATAAGAAAACCAGAACAGTATGGGGTATCAATCTTGACGATGTCCTAGATGAGATGAAGTTTTACAGACCTATCTTGAACTATCAAAAGATGTTACCGTGGCGCGCAGCTCTTAGAAAAGCCAATGATATTGATGAGGCTATTACAAAACTAATTCAGTATGCTACACTACATGGTCTAAAATTACTTAGCATTGATTTTAGTAACTATGACAATTCCGTTAAGGTGAGTGGTCATGAATGGGTATTTAATGAATACTTTGCATCACTATTTCAGTCACAGTTTTCAGGTATTCTATCTGATCTTAGATACAGGTTTACAACTGTGCCGCTGCTTACACCTTTTCAAATAATGAAAGGTAACCATGGAATTCCTTCAGGTTCAGCTTTTACTAATGAAGTTGGATCAGTTTGGCAACATTTTGTAGCTCAGGATTTCAATTCCACTGAGATTAAATTTGATCAGCAGCAAGGAGATGATGGTGTTTACGCAGTATCGGATCCTGAAGGTTTGAAAGATCATTTTGTAGAATACGGTGTTGAAGTAAACGACGACAAGTCCTACATTGCAGATAATTGGGTTATCTACCTGCAGAATCTTTATCACCAAGATTTTGTCGAAAAGGACGAACTAAATCAAGATATTATTAGAGGAATCTACCCTACGTATAGAGCTCTACTTAGGATAGTCTATCTTGAACGATTCAATGATATTTCCAAAGAGGCTAATCTAAATGGAAAAGATTACTTTGCTATCAGAACTTTATCTATTTTAGAGAATTGTAAGCATCACCCTCTGTTTGAGGAATTAGTATCATATGTGTGGAAATTGGACAAATTTTCGCTGGATACAAGCGACCAAGGCTTAGACGCATACGTGCGTTTTCGTGAGAAGCAAGACGGTAAAGACATTCGATTTACAGAGTATAAGAGAGGCGACTCATTATCGATCAGAGATTTTGAGTCTTATAAGCTAGTCAAGAAATTGAATGGATAATTTTGTCGGATGATGTGAAG